GCTCGCTGTGTTTCAACTTTGGATTCTACCCAAGAGCCAGCAATATTAGCTAGCGGTGCGATAAATGCTTGTAACATAGCACAACATTAGTGTGCATATCCGCAGTATTAAACGCACATTTTAGCGAAGTTTAATAATTTTTAGAATAACATACACCAGAGAGGTGATGCCAAGAATTAAGGCTACCCACTCATTAACGGCAGGTAGCCATAGCGGTGCAGAAATACCACCAGTAGCAATAGCGATATCGTTGCTATCCATCATCAATCATCCGCTGGTTTCGGGTTGTCAGTTTTAATTTGAGCAACATGCGCTTGCCATGCCGCCAAACCATTTTCTGTAATATACTCTACTTGGCTCTCAAGAGTACCGTAGGCTTCTTTTCGAGCAGTCAACCAATCAGGGTTAGGTGCTGGTGAAGCCTTTGCCGCCGCAGTTCTTGAGGCACCTTCAGACAAGAAAGAAGGCGCTGAACCACTTCTCAGATGAGGCGGGATATGCATGTGTACTAAATCATCAAGGTCAGCTTCTGTCATGTCAGAAGTTAGCTCAATGAATGTCCAACTACCATCACTCCATTGAATTTTGGCTACGCCATTATTAATTTCTGGTATTGTATATTGTGTCATTGCCACTTCCTTATTGGACATCTAGAAAATTTTAACTTTGTTTTAGCTGGCATAAAGCACCCACATTTTTTGCATTGCTTAATTGATGAACGAAACCACTCACATGATTTGCAGATACTGTATCTTTCATCTGCTGACATTGTATTGCGTCCATCATCAATCTGCCTACCACAACCACACGACACTATGCAGTGCCACCTTGCGCTGTTCCATTATTTGTAAATGTTACAAAAGAAGAACCCCGAAGATATTTACCACCAGCACCTCCAGCCACACCATTAGTGCTATTGCCGTTAGTGCCTGTTGAGCCTGATGCCCCAAAAGCACCGCCATCACCACCAGTGCCAGAGTTATTGGAGCCAGATGTTCCAGTGCCAGCAGATTGATTGTAACCAGCACCTACGCCACCAGCACCGCCAGTTGAGGAGTTTGTTACTGTCTTTCGGCAACTTCCACACTCACTTTGCCCGCAAAAACCTACGCAAGTCCAAGGGCCACTGCCAAACCTAGCTGAACAACCTACGTGGCAGTTGTAAACCCACGAGGGTAATCCACCGCCTGTTCCACCGTAGTAGGAATAAGATGTGTAAGACCCATTACCGCCAGTACCTCCACCGCCACCGCCAGCACGAACAGTACCGTTGTTAACAAATGTACAAGTTACAGCGGCCTCGAAAGCATCGCCACCGTCAGCCCCTACTGAACCACCAGCACCAGACAATGTGCCATTGTTAGTAACTGTAATTGAGCCAGCACCGCCGCTATCAATCTCTAAGGCTTCTTCTGTTGTGCTGGTTGCACCAAGTTCTACACCACTATTAATAACAATTTCTTTAGGGTAGTTAACTGCGTAATCAGAGCCAAACAAAGCAGAAGCATCTTGGTCTGTAGCACCAGACGCATAAGTGTAACGAAAACCTTTAGCTGTACCTCTGAAGTTGTCAAAGGCAATAGCACCAGATGTAGGTACTGATGCAGCCAAGTTAGTGCCAGTGTTGTTAGCAGCCTTTGCTCTCACATGAGTGCCGCCACGATATAAAGAAGAAAAGCTAACAGCACCTGTCAGACCATATTCACTACGAATATCGCTAGCAGATACTGCGCCTGAAGATGCTATAGCCATGATTAAGGTGTCCCGAATGCAGTTACATCGTCAGCTGCGATTACAGCGCCAGCAGTCGTAATTTTAAAAACTTCTGTGCTGTTGTAGATAAACACCATGTCAGAGCCGTCTAAACTAGCTGACCAGCCAGAAGGGAATGCTGCAACATTATCTAATGCACTGGCAACAACATCACCGTTGTTATCGATAAGGTCTGCCATTTGCCTTGCTTTTGTCATTTTCTACTCCTATCCAAAGACCACAAACTCAAGCACATCACCAGCCGCCGCACCGCTAGCAAGTACAACAGTCGTGCCATTGGTTGCTGTGAAATCAGAACCGCTGATTAATTTAACACCATTCATAAATACCTGTATTAGCCCTGCTGTATAGGTAACGCTAAATGATGTTTGCGCGGCAGTTGCGGTTGCATTGCTTTCTGTTAAAGAGAATGGATTAACCGCTACAGATATCGTTTCATTTGCGCCTGAATTATTTTTCGTTAAGGTAACGCCAGTACCTGCTGTAAGTTTGTTTTCTAAAACATCTGCTGTTGTATCATTACTGCTTATCTTCAGTGTTCCGCCACCAGCAGACGCCGCCGCTTGAGTAGCAGATGCCGCCGCTGCTGTAGCTGATGAGGCAGCATTTGTTTCAGAAGTGGCTGCATTTGAAGCCGATGTTGAAGATGCAGACGCTTGTGTTGTTGCCGTTGTGGCAGAAGTTGATGCAGAAGAGGCTGAAGAAGCCGCATTTGTTTCTGAGGTAGAAGCATTGGATGCGCTGGTTGCGGCGTTTGTTTCGCTGGTTGCCGCATTTGTGGCTGATGTCTGCGCTTGTGAAACAAGATTGTTTAAGCTGGTTTCTTGTGTAAGAGAAATCTTAGTAAACACTTCAACATATATTACATCGCCAGCACTTGCACCTGTGTTCAAAACCACATTGTTGCCGCTTACATAATAATCGTTTGTTGAACTTGAACCCTCAACCAAACGAACACCATTCAAAAATACCAACGTGTTACCATTGGCAAAAATGCTCATGGTGTTGTTAGCATCATCTGTTGTGAATGTTGTTTGCGCCGCCGTAGCTGTAAACACATGAGTAGTTGTCAAACCCTCAAGGTACGCGCCAGCCTCTTGGAAACCTGAACCAGCTACATACACCTTTAGCTTCGAGTTTGCTGTGTCATACCATAAATCACCAGCGCTAGGTGATGATGGTGCAGTTGAGCCAGCAAAAAAGATATCATTAAAATCATTGATAGCTGATATAGAAGAGGCGGCAGTGTTGATGCCAGATATATTAGTTGCCGCTGTATTCACATTAGCAATCGCACCAGCTACTGTGCCAATAGTATTTGTACCGCTTAAATCAGAGCCAACAGTATTTACATTAGCAATGTCTGTTGCCACAGTTTCAATGTTTGATGAAACCAAATTCAAATCATCAGCGGCTGTCTCAATCTCTGAGATGGCTTCATTTAAATCATTTGCTACTGTGATAACGTCAGCTATGTTTGTGGCCACTGTGTTAACAGATGCAATGTTTGTAGATACTGTGCCAATATCTGATGCGTCATTGTTAACTGCGGTAACTGCCGCTGATATATTGTTAACGCCAGTAACAGCAGATGAAATGCCAGCTACTGTAGAAACATCGCTCGCAATAGCGGCAAGGTCAGAGATGGCATTGGTAGCGTTTGTGCCATCTTCAATGTCAGCCAGTGTTTCAATGTCTGTAGATAGCGCAGCAACAGTAGTAGCGCCCGCTACAGATGAGCCAGCCTCAACAGCGCCAGTAGTAGCATTAAACGCAAGCAGTTTGCCTTTGCGAGTGTTAACGTCTGGAAGCGTTAGAGATACCTGTGTATCGTAATCTGTAAGCTGAAGCGCTCTATCAGAAGCATCTTTAAGGTCAGCAGATATAGCGATAAGCTTATCTAACTCTTCATTGAGTGAGGTAATATCGAATGGCCCTGATGATGGAAAATCTGTAGAACGCTCGATATCAATGTCGCGTGTTATTACAACGATAGAGCCACCAGATGCGCCTGTAACAGACATGGATATAGAACCAGTAGAACCATCACCACCAGTTACAGTGTAGTCTGTAGTCAGCGTTTTAAGCACGCCATCTACATATACATTCAAATCCGCATCAACAAAGAATTCAAATGACACAGTAAAACTGCTTTGCGTAGCGCTAGCCGCTACAGCATAGGATACTCTGGGGTCATTATCTGCAAGGTTTATCGTCATTTTATCCCTCTATCATGCAGGTTTGCAGTGTGCCACGCACAATTAGTAGCGGCTTATGGTATTGGTTAACTCTTTCACATCATCACGAATAAGCGGGAGGCCAACAAAAGGTAGCGCACGCCTTAATTCTTGAGCGCCATCGCTTATGTTTCCATCCACCAAATCTCTAGCAGCGCGATAGAAGCCAACACCCAAATCAACAGGCGCACCAAAGGGCGTTATCAGCCCATCAACAAAACGCTCGTCTTTATTTGGGCTTACAAACTTTGGCTCAATAAAGAAGTCCTCTGGTTTATCGGCAAGGTTGCCAGCAATCGACAGCCCCATGTAACCAAGGTCGCCATAAATACCCATCAATCCAGAATGGTCAATTAAGCGTGCAATAATATCAGGTGACTCATCTTCGCGGTCCCACCAGCTTGCCATGCCCAAGCCAGATTTAATTTCGAATGACAGGTAGGATAGCGCAATCAATGCTGTTGCGCCCTGTATTCTGTTCTGGCGTGCAGGGTCTAACATAGCCCCCAGGATTTTGTTGTTTGCGCCAAACACAAAGTTCATAAAGGTAAACGGTATGGTCATCATGCCGCTTTCCAAGCGCACCATGTTTACACCGCCATAAGATGCCTTCTTATCTATAGCAAAAAGATTAGGGTACATTTTACGCATGCCAGCAAATGCAGGGTTATCTTTAACGTAAGTGACGCCATCCATAATCAATGGGCGGTCAAACGCTTGCCCCATAACAACAGAGTTATCAGAGTGCGCTGTAACCGCCGCCTGATATCTGCGCTTCATCAAGCGTTCTTGAGGCGTACTGACAGGCCAGTTGTCTGTGTTAGCAAGCATGAAGTTGCTGCCTTCAGCTTTTTGAAATGGCATATCTTGTATGTAGCTAGCTAACTCGTCATCAATGCCGTAACGATTGAGATACTCTCTATCACGGATATTTATTCTGCCAGACTTCAGCTTCTTTGTTAGGCGATAGAATTTATCATTGGTAAGCATGCCATCAGCAAACTTGAAGATAGTGGTAATAGGACCAAGGCCGTTGGCAGTGTACATAAAACGGTTGCCAATCTCTTGTGCTTGCTCAAGCTTGTTTGGCTGTACACGCTTCATGGTATCGCCCAATATCTTCTGCTGGGCAAAGTTGCGGATCATGTCGAGCGCAGCACCACCGTTTTGCATTTCAGATAATAGCTTGCCAGTTGACCTGTCTGTAATTCCTGCTACTGCGGCGCGGTACACATCTCTGTATCCATGCGCCAAAACAATCGTGCCAGCATCAGTGACAGCAGAAAGCCCAGCCCCACCAAGGAACGTCCACCCTGCATAGGTTTTTGCAAACTTAGATAGCTGGTTATCATATCTATCAGGAGAGCGTGAGAGTGCGCCCATTACGCGGTCATGCTCGCCTACAAAGCCAGCGCGTATTTCAGCAATCTCTGCCTTAGACATGCGAGCCTTTACCAGCTCGTCTGTAACCTCTTCTAAGATTTCGTCAATGTTCTTGCCATCAAATGCTCTAGCATGCTCGATGCGTCTGCCCATCTGCTGTGCGTA